CGACGCGACATCGTCAAGCTACTTCGTGGATGCCAACCTATCACTTCCGAGAAATTCTTGGAACATTACAAGGGCGCCAAACGTGAGAGGTATGCCAAAGCGGTGCGCGAGAATGGTCGGTCTGGAGTGCCGGAATGGGCGTCGCACCTGTCTACCTTCGTCAAGGCTGAGTTTCTCAACCTAGACAAGAAGCCAGATCCCGCCCCGCGCGTCATACAGCCCAGACACCCGCGGTATAATGCCGCGGTCGGAGTCTACATTCAGCCTCTTGAAGGCAGGGTGTACCGTGCAATTGCCAAGTTGTGCGGGGGGCCAACCGTGATGAAAGGATACAATGCTGACCAGGTTGGGAGGATAGCCGCAACGGCATGGGGTGAGTTTGACACCCCTGTCGCTGTGAGCTTGGATGCCAGCCGGTTTGACCAGCATGTAAGTGAGGACGCCCTCAAGTGGGAGCACTCAGTCTACCTCGGAGCATATGGAGAGTGCACTGAGGAGGACAAGGCTGAGTTTGCGTGGCTGCTGAAACAGCAGATCCGCAATATCGGATATGTACATTTACCTGAGGCGGAGGTGAAGTACAAGGTCCGTGGCAACCGCATGAGCGGCGACATGAACACAGCTTTGGGCAATTGCCTGCTGATGTGTCTCATGGTCCGCAAATTTTGTACCCAGCGCGGTATCACTTACAGGTTGCTGGACAATGGCGATGACGCCACAGTTATCATGGAGGAAAGCAGTCTCAAGCAATTCATGGCTGATGTAAAGCCGTGGTTCTTGCAGATGGGCTTCACCATGAAGGTGGAAACACCTGTGTATCGACTTGAACAGATCGAATTCTGCCAAACCCATCCTGTTTTGGTTGGTGACCACTACCGGATGGTCAGGGACCCCCGTGTTGCCCTTTCCAAGGACACCACGTGGAAGGCCCCTGCCCTCCAGCATGGTAAGCCAGTGCCCCGAGCGGGGCACGCCTGGCTCCACGCTGTGGGGGAATGCGGCCTGTCGCTTTGCAGCGGCGTGCCCATCATGCAGGAATTTTATCAGTATCTAGTCCGTCACCCCAGC